TTCTTCGTTGTGTTTTTTGCGCGTGTCCGACTCGATGTTTTCGATCTCCGTTTTGAGCCTGCGAGATGAAAGCGCGGTGCCAACCGTTTTCGAAAAGTCCGGTGCCCCGGCTTGCGTAGGAGCGTTCGCCATTGCCGAGCTTGCCTGCGGGGCGCTTAAGCCGCCCTTGTGCGCGGACAAGATCGGGTTCAGCCCCGCTTTTCGAAGGTCCGCCACTTCGGTTTGATGCGACCTGGCGATGAAGTCGCGCGCCTTTTCCGCTTCGGCTGCCGCGAAAGCGTTTGAGATGCGCATGTTTTCCTGCCCGCGACGCCAGGCGGTATCGGCAGCATCCGCATCGCGGTCGAGCTGCCGTTCCTGCGAGATCGCGCTGAAGATCATGTCCCCGCCGAAGAGTTTTCCGAACATGGCTAGAAGTGATCCATGAGGCCGGGCACGCCGTAGACCGGCATCGGGCGGGCGCAGTGGAGCCTGAAGTATGAGTCGAACAGGAAGTGCGGCTCGGTCGAGACCGCGATTACTCGATCCAGCGGAGGATTCTCCACAATGAAATCAGTATCGAGAGTCGGAGCCACCGAAAAATCCTGGGAAAGGTGCCAGGCGTCCAGCGTGCCTGCTGCGTTAGAACGGAAGATGCCAGTGATCTGCGAAGGCTTGTAACGATATTCCGCATATCTTTCGGCGTAGCCGAAAACGAGCTCGTCCTCGACGTCCACGCCGCTCGTGAAGATTTCCTTTTGAAGAATCGTTTGCTCGCCGATGTGCGCGAGCGCTGGCCAGTAGAAGTCGTAGCGCGTCCTCCGGCTGAACATTCGCGGAAGGCCCTGCTGATAGGTCAGGTCAGCTCGGACTGAGACGACGCCGATGATGATGCAGTGCTCGGTGAAGGAGCTGGTAAACCCGTGCCCGCTCAGAAGCGCCGTGCCCATCGCAGAGAGATTGCCCTGCGGGGTGGTCGCGTCAGTAGAGCTTGTTTGCGGGATCGGCGAGACGTTGACCGGAGAGGTACCGCCGCCCAGGAATTCCGGGCGTTGGAGCCTCGCATCGGGGGAGGTAACGCCGAAATGAGCGCGGATGATTTCCGTATAGCGAGTGCCGCCGCGGGCGTCGCGCTCAAGGATTTTTTGGATTTGGAAAGCTTGCCGAAGGCTGTTAATCGTTGCGGCAGTTGCCGCCGAAAGGTCCGCGACCAGGCCGGAAGGATCCGCGAGCGTGACCTGCTCCCCGATTGTCCCGCCGCCTCCCGAGCGCCCGAGCGTGTCGGCGGCGCCGACGAGCGCCATCGCTCGATCATCCCAAGACGTGCCGCCACCGAACTCCTTGAGCATGATCGGATTCACGCCGTCGCTCCCCACCGGCGCCGTCGTGCCGAGGGGAATTGACACCGCATCGCCTTTTTGCGGCCAGGGTAGAGCGCTCGTAAAGTAGTCGTGCCGCTTGCCGCGGCGAAGGAGAACGTAGTCCGTTGTGGTGTCGGGACCATCGTCTTTGTCGACCACCACCGAATCCTGCAGGTTTTGGTCACGAAACCACTCGTTGTAGCAAAGATTGTAAGCGCGGTGAAAGAGAGCGGAGTGCTCGATCCCCGCGATTGAGGGCGGGATGCCCATGTAATCCGAGAGCGAACCCACGGCGTATCCGCCCCCGGGGGACGTCATCTGCGGAACGAGGAATTCCGTGGAGTCCCCCGGGTCGGTCTGCTCGCCGTTGAACTTTTGCCAGTTGGTCCAGATGAGCCTGATCGGGACCGCAAAGAAATGCGTGTCCATGAAGAGGTTGTCCATGATCGGGAAAATCGGCGTTGCGAGACGCGCGAAGCCCGTCATGTTCAGCTTAAAGGTGTCGCCGGGTAGAGCCTCATCGAGAAAGATCGGGACGAGATAGCCCGCGTCGAACGCGGTTTTGTAACCGTGCGAACGGTCGAACGTTGACCGGGGGATTTCCGCTCTCGGAACTTCCGAGAACGTGTGCTTCATGACGGACTTATTCCGGTGCGACTTCGTTTTGAACACTGATGACTCCCTTGAGTTGTGCCGCTTCGGCAATGTGGACTGGAACCATGCAAAGTTTGAAAACTGCGTTTTCGTCGTTGAACGTCCCGAGATGCCAGAGGGCAAAGTCCTCGGGGTGCGCGTTGACCTGATGCCCGGCAGTGTTCGACGCTTGCTTGAACGAGCGCGTCGCGATGTCGATGTGCGACACGAAGAATGGCGTCAGATACGCCCGCGCTTTTTTGTCGTATACCGCCATGACTTGGAGAATCATTCGAGTCCTCGCTTGAGTGATTTGATTTGCGCCAGCTTTACTTCCTCGCGTACTGCCAGCCGCGCCGTGGTGGAGTCACCTTGGCGCAATAGGGCTTCCTCCGTGCGGCGGGCTTTGATCGCTGCGTGGGCTATCGGGTCCTCCAGCTCGAGCAGCCGGTCGTAGTACTTCGGCGGCTTCATTTTTTTGCCTCGATACACGAGAAAGTCGCTCGGGTACGCGTCCCCCTTGAAATCCCTGTACCAGTTTTTCGCAATCGCTGGTTTGAGGCTCATCGTCGTGTACTCGGGGAGGCGCTGATGCACTTCGCCCGTGTCCGGGTCCGTGAACTGATAATGCTTTGCGGCGTCCGGGCCCGTGATTTTTTTCATCACGTAGCGCGCTACGTAAGCTGCCGACTCGAAAGTGACAGCTCCTGTTGTACAGAAACCGGCCGGCCACAGCCTGGACAGAATCTCGGAGGTGTAAATCGCTTCGCCGGAAGCGGAGCGTTTAAAAAGGGTCTGATCAGCGAACGCAACTCCGAACAGCAGACCGTGATAGTGAGGACGTTTTGACTCGTCTCCGTATTCTCCACAATGGAAATAGCGGACCGCGCGAGGTTCATGGTGCTTTCGGAGCCTTTTGACGAAGTCTTGAAAGTGTTTTTTTATTAACGTGCCACCGGGGGGAATGTGCTCGGGGGCGTAGGTCAACGTTATGAACGCGTTGTCCTCGTGCAGACTCGCCTCATGAACGCAGCGAAGTGCCCACTGGCGTGATCTTTCAAGACGGCATCCCACACACCGGCCGCAGGGGATTGAGAGACGCTCCGCGTCCTTTGCTTTGCTGAGCTTGGATACCCACGACCGTTTTCCGGTCTCGGGGTTCTCATACTTCGCGCGGTACCCGTGGAGCGGGTGGTAGCAGGGCACCGCCTTACAGGCGGATACCGCCACGCATTGGCGATCCGCGGGAATTTTTCTTGTGCGAGCGAGACGCGGTTTTCGTGAAGAGGCGCCGCGATTTACCGCGGCCGAGCTTGTGTCGTTTGGCCATGACATGCCTTTTCTATTGGATGAGATTGCGAAAGCTCGAGAACCAGCTGCGGGCGTAATGAAGTGCTTCGCACACGAGCGCCGCGACGGGTACGAACTTGGTGAAGATTTCCCTCATGTAGTCGTTCTACGACACGAATTTTGCAATGCAATGTGTAACCTGTAAAGTTAGTGGTCACTGACCAAACCTTGTAGTTGACCGTGTAGCTGCCCTCGCCGGGCGGGCTCCCCCCGAGCCATTCCCAGATGAGAACCATTCTCAAATGAGAATTATTCTTAGGTGTCACCTAGACCAATTACATCAAGTATGGGCATTGGTCTGGAGTCGCCTGGCGGCTCGCACTCGCGGCGGGAAAGGAAAGGGCGCCCGAAGGCGCCCTTTCCTTTTCCGCCGCTCGGCTTTGGGGCTACGCGGCCACAGGAGCCCTTGTGGCGGGCGCTGGCGCGGTGGTGGCGGGGGGGGTAGCGGGGAGGGCTGCGCTCGTCGCCACGGGCTCCGTAGCGGGTTTGAGCAGGCCTAGCTCTTGGGCTTCCTCGCGGTTTTTTTCGTCCTGCACGAAGGCGAGGAATTTGGCCGGTTCATTTTCGAACCGCGAGCGAAGGTGAGCAGGCAGCTCGGCGAACAGACTCCGGGCGGCGGCGACCGTTTGCATGGCTTGCGTGTATTCGAGCCCTGTGGTGTCGCCGTAACGGGCCTCGTTTTTGTTCGTGAAGTCGAGTACGCCCGTTTTCAGGAAGCGGGCGAGGATGGTGTTGATGTCGCACTCAGCTTTGAAGCTTTGCTTGGTGCGCCCAGGTTTTGTGCAAGTGATCTGCACGCGCAGTTTTGGCGAGTAGGCAGAGAGAATAGTCGTCATGGTCATGACCTTTTAGATAGCAATTTGGGGGAGAAGAGAAGAGTGATGGTGATTAGGTTGTTGATCATTTGAGCTTGGGTGATTAAGAGTAAGGGCAGTGAAGTTTCACCTTTTACTGCGCTTGTAGAGGGGGAATTAGCTGGGCGCTCGTGGGCTAGATATAGCTGTCGTGCGGATTCGCAGATACGGGGCTTCGCCCCGTGCCCCGGTTGCTTACTGGAGCCGCTGGTAGGCAGACGAGCCCCCGGTGATCGCCCGGATGGAGCGGTTGATGTAGCGCATGATCCTGCCGTAAGTGGTTTCGTCGATTTCGCCTTCCAGGCGTTGGCCTTTCGCGTGGGCCCGGGCTGATTCCGTCGTCGCTCTTTGCGTTTCGGGCTGCTCGTTTATCAGGTCGGTTGTCGCCTGCGATTCGTTGTCATTCTGCGAGGCGAGCGTGCCTTCGTTGTGTTTTTTGCGCGTGTCCGACTCGATGTTTTCGATCTCCGTTTTGAGCCTGCGAGATGCAAGCGCGGTGCCAACCGTTTTCGAAAAGTCCGGTGCCCCGGCTTGCGTAGGA